CGCCGCCTTTACCTGTGTAAGTGCCAAGGGCTTTAAGGCGCTCAAAGAATTCAGGATCATCCTTATAAACACCTTCACCAACATAAGTTACAAAGTCTTCCCCACTTGGCCCTTCAAAGGCACCGGGCTTTAAGAAGTCTTTATAAAGCTCTTTGAAATTGGCGCTCTTCTCATAATCTACGGCACGTTTCTTGCCAACAGGAATTTTAACTTTATACTTTCTTCCTGTGATTAAATAAGTTGGGACTTCTCCATCCTCTCTTTTTAATCCGTGTGCTTTGCCGGCACCAGATTTAATCTCTGTTGCCTTCAAAGCTACCTTTGGAACACGCACGTCCACCTCTTCGCCCGATGTTTCCTCATAGGATTTTCTGTATTCTTTTTGTTCATCTTTGTCTAATTTGCTATAGCCTTCCGGTTTTTTTGGCATAAAACTACCATCAGTTTTTATTTTAATAATGGTAGGATTGTTTGTGATACCCGCCATCACTTCTTCGGGAGTTTCTGGAGAGCCAAATTCAAATTCTCTTTCTTCGTATGCTACTACCTCTTTTGCCTGTGGGACGCCGACCCATTCAAACCAGTTCTCTTTATTAATGTCGTACTCATAGAAATCTAAATTCATCACCTCATCAGTTCCGCTCTTAAGAACCACAAGATAGGTCTCTTGGGCATCAGGGCTTTTACTAATGCCATCAATCAAATCCTTAAAGCTTCCCTTGATTATTGCAGCTTTATCCGACAGCAACTTAAATGAATACTCAATGCCGCTCTTTGTTCCTTTGCCTTTTGGCTTTACGTTTAGAACAACATCTGTTGTGCCTGCCTCTCCACCACCCTCTTTGGCCTCAATTTGAAAGCCTTCGAAGATCCCAGCGAACAAAGATTCAAACAAGAAGCCTGCCACAGAAGCATTAAACTCAAAAACAACAGAAGCAAAGATGTCTAAAAACATAAGAGTCCCCATAACTTCGCCAACCGTAATGTCTGATTTTACCTGCTCTGTTTCAGTAAGAAAGCGCTGTAAATACTCAACACGCTCTAGTGGATCACCACCTTTTAATTGAGCACCGATTCTTTCAATGACTGCGCGGTCGTCCGTTCCTAGATTTTTACCCCAGTGCTTTTCATTAATTTTAAATTTGGGAAACTTAATTACAGTTTTGGGACCTTCTTTCTGTTCTTGTAAAAGATAAAACTTTTCGTTGTTCATTACTTCGTTAATTAAATTTAAAATTGTTTCTGTGCTCATAACTTACCTCGTTAATAAATAGTTTATCTTTAACACAAAAACAAAAGGGTGGAAACAAGTTCCACCCTTTTGAGTCTGTAACACTCTTTATTTTACTTTTTAGCTTCTTTAGCTTCTTTTACGAGGCGAGCAGCAACTCGCTTCATTACTTTCTCTACTAACGCATCGCGGTTGATGGACTCTTTTTGGTAATCTTTGCCGGCGTGAGTCTTGGACTCGTCGCCTTCACGGTCACCACCGTCTTCGTAATCCTTGGCCTCTGGGTCTTTTTTGTCTTTACCCTTGTCGCCCTTGGACTCTCCATCATCGTGTTCTTCCATAATTTCTTCTTCAACGTCTACATCCATTTCTTCTTCGGTGTCTACATCTACTTCTTCTTCACCACCAGAGCGAACGTCGATCTTGATCTTAAGGGCATCGCCAATTGCGCTGGCCATCGCCTCTAAGCCGGCTTTAAGCGCAGCCTCAACGTCTTCCTGCGACATGCTGACTTCAGCATCCACTTCAACTTCGTCTTCTTCAGGTTCTTCTTCAACGTCGATTTCCTCGTCGTCTTCTTCAGGNTCTTCTTCAACGTCGATGTCGGCCTCGATGTCTTCATCGCCGGCGACCATTTCCATTTCATCATCAACATCAACGTCTTGCTCTAAAAGACCTTCTAGTTCGGCCAACACGTCAGCTTCTTCTAAACTTTTTTCTTCTAGCGGCGGAAATTCGCCAAAGGCCCCTTCTTCGCCAACGTCCTCTTCTTCCAAGGGCATGTTATAGGCTTCTGAGAGGAAGTTCTCGGCATCTTTCTGGATACCAGCGTACTTTGCCCAACGTCGAGCGACGTTCTCTTCTAATAAAGGCTTTTTAGACATTTGTAAATTCTCCTTAAAGTGTTACATTATTAAATAGTTTCCATTTAAACAAAGTTCTCTTTCTTAAGCTTAAGGACGGCTTTATCCTCTATTTGTTTAATGCGAACGTAACTTACGCCTAGTCTTTCGGCCACCTCACGAAGGGTAATTCGGCCATGCTTGTCTACTGTAGTTAGGCAACAGTTATTATCTTCTTTATAATTAATCCAGTGACGGCAGCTTTTTTCTTTGCAGGGACAATTTTCTTTTGCCTTTCTTATACACTTCATTATAACTCCGGATGTGAACTCTCAATTGCGTCAAAAATACTATCTAATTCGTCTTCATTAATGTCTAACGTATTATTAACTTTCTCTGCGTTTTTTATGTTTCTCTTAATTCTATTTCTCTTAGTTTTGCTGTGGATTTTCATTTGTTCTTTATAACGGTCTACAAATTTACGCATAATGGAGTCATCCTTGATATACGATTCCATAATTGCTCTAATAAATTTAGTTTGTGTTAAATCATCGTCATAAAGTTTAGACATCCATTCTGCATGGATGTGTTGATCTATTTTAACAACTATTCTCTTTTTAGTCAAGCTCATTTAATTAATCTCACATGATCGGAACTCTCTATGATGCCAGCGTTAGTTTGTTTGAGCCATTTTGCTTTTAGTTGCAATTCTTTAATAGTACGTGCGCCTGAATAAGAAAGGCCCGATCTAATTCCCGTCACCAATTCGTTAATCACTGTAGCTACGGGACCTTTATACGGAACAGAGGACGAAACACCCTCTTGTGAAGCAACTTTGCCGCGCCAGTCTTGCTGTGCGGTCGATGAAGCCATACCACGATAAACCTTTCTTAGTTCCCCACAGTTCCCTGTAAAAGTTTCACCGGGCGACTCATCTGTTCCAGCAAGGAGTGATCCCAACATGACAAAATCAGCGCCAGCAGCAAGAGCCTTAACAATGTCACCCGCAGTTTTAATACCGCCATCAGCGATGATTTTTGTGTCTCTGTCTGATTTGGCGCACTCAAATATTGTCTCAAGCCCCGGAACACCGTGTCCCGTTTGTATTCTTGTAGTACAAATGCTACCACCTCCAATATTACATCTAACACTATCAGCACCCCAATCAGCCAAATCATTGAAACCCTCCAAGGTTGCTACGTTTCCTGCCATTAGGTGAAAGCGAGATGGTAAAATTTTACGCAGAGCAGTTAATGCCTCTTTCATGAGAATGTGATGGCCGTGGGCGACATCGACACAAAGAAAGTCTGCGCCTGCCTCGTATAGACTAAGGGCGCGGTCTAAATAATCACCACTTACCCCCACTGCCGCGCCCACTTTTACTTGGTCTGGAAGAGATGCTACAATAGTTGTCTGTTCTGTAATGGTGTTGTAGCGATGAATAATGGCTGTGCCCCCTAGTTGTGATAGTCTGTTCGCCATTTTACACTCGCTTACCGTATCCATCGGTGACGCAACAATTGGAAGATCTAATTTAATAAACTCAGCCAACTCACTGTGTAATTTAACTTCAGATCGGCTACGCACGCCACTGTATTGTGGCACCAACAACACATCATCGTAGGTAAGTCCTGTTTTCATTTTCATCTTAGATCCTTTTCAAGTTTTTATTTCGAATTAAGCTTTCTTTAATGTAGGAATAATCATAGCCTTCGTCGGGGTAAACAAGTTCATAAAAGTTGCCCTCCCTAAAAAGTAAAATAGTTGGAACACCATTTGGAGATAGAAGATCTGAGAGCTTGAAATGGGCGGCTGAATCGATTTTTATGAAATCAAATTCTTCTTGCAACTCATTCGAAACCTTTTCATAATCAGGTGTTAAACTATGACATATCCCACAGTCATCACTAAAAAATTTTATAACATGTGGCTTAAGATTTTCTTCTTCAAAAAACTTTTTAAAATAGTTTTGTTCAACCGTAGCGACCATTATCTATCTCCCGTGCTTCCAAGTGCCCCTTCGCCTCTGGTAGAATTATCATTTAAAGTATCTGTAGAACATTCAACAACCACGCACGGCTCAACAGGAATCATTACCGCCTGAGCGATTTTCTGTCCCGGCTGGATAATACGGGATACTGGGCCGACGTTGTGTAGGTTAACGAACACTTCACCATTGTAGCCGCTGTCTACAACACAAGCACCAACGAGTAATTGTTTCTTTGCAGCAACGCTTGATTTATTCTTAATCTCCAACATGAAGCCGTAAGGAACTTCTACTTTAATCCCAGTTGGAACAACTTTTGATTCGCCAGTATGAACGCAATAATCCATTCCATACATCGTATGTTCCCTATCTGGGCAATAAAACAAGTCGATCCCCGCGTCTGCTGCGTGGGCGCGTACTGGCATTTTGGCACTGTCTCTAATTCTATAAACTCGCAAATTCATTTTTCATCTCCAATTGTTATAAAGATGATAACTTATTTAGGAGTCTTTGTCAAGTGTTTTCTTAGTGCGCTTTCTAGCTGTCTTTCTTGTCATTTTAACGGAAAGGGTTTTTTTAGATGTTAACATCTTGGGAGGGTCATTCTCCTTAACTTCCACCTTTGGAGGGGGTGGTTGTAGCTTGTTTATAAAAGCCAATCTAGCTTCATCGTTAGGGAGAGTGCGGATACGCCGTACTAATGATGGCTCTTTTAAAATTTCTTCAGGATTGGAAGCGTGTTGGCGTATAAACGACCCCACCTGTTCCTTGTTCATTTTCATGTTATAAATAGTCCTAATTAATCATTCGCCAATTGTATTTAATTGAGCGCGTTGAGAAACCCCACGTTTCATTATAGTCTAGTTTGGCTAAATAGGGCCTATTAATCGCGATTCTATCTCGAATTGGATCAACTCCCCAGCATTTGATTGAAAACTGATTGTTTGTATCATCAATTGTTCTTACAATGTAATAGGTCTTGCCGTGTTTGGTCTTTTTTTCAATGACTTCGCGTGGAATGAACCAAGCAATCCCCAAATCCTTGTCGAATTCTCCCAACGGCGGGATCTTGTTTTTATTAATCATGTCATAGACCTTTTTCTT